GGTTCAGTGCCAATATCTTCTAACTCAATCCAACTGTTTGTGTCTGCGTGTGCATCATGCCAAACCACTTCAACAACAACAACCATCACCAACCTTCTTTCTTCCTATCCATACAAAACACTGGTGCTTGAATCGTGATGTTTCTTTCAGGTGTAACAATCGCTAACGCTTGCTGTGGTGGTTCATGCCCGAATCCCATAAGCATTGCGTACTCGTCATAACCTTTCAAACTGCCATTCACAACCATAGAAGGAGTGGAAATGTATTGATGCCAGTGGCCGAGCCACAAAGTCTGGAACGATTTACCTGTGACCATGTAGCGTGCGTGCTTCCTTGCCCTCATCCGCATAATCGGAGGGTAGATGCCGCCGATACCACCGCCACCAGATACCTGATCGCCGTGAGTTATCAGATGCCCGTAATCATAAATCTGTATCAGCGCATCAGCAGATTCAGGAATAGTAAATGTCACTCGTTTGTCTTTGGTAAAACTGCGCTCAACCATCTTCGCCAACAGCCAGTCAAAGTTTGTTTTCACACGCTGCTTCATACGGGGTTTGCGTGTAGTCCTGCCATGATTACCGACAACAGAAACAACATGACACTTCTTGAACTCTGTGGCCAACAGTTCCACAGCGGCAGATACTTGTTCCGCCCAAAACAGTAGCGAACCAATCATGGTGTCCTCGTTCGTTAGTGCTAGTTCCTCATGGATGTCACCACTAAAAATGTCGCCACCAAGAATCAAAACCACGCCGTCATAGTTGACACCAGATAGATAGTGGCGTGCCATCTTGATGACATTCTGTGTCCACTTTTCGAGGCGCATCATTGCGATCTCACGGTTGTATGCGTTTAACCCTTCCATTTCTTCAGGGCTAACCACCTCATCAAAGTGCGTATCGGAAAGCATCACCACCAAAGTTGCTGCATGGCTTTTTGGTTTTGCAGGTGCAAGCCACATCGGAGGCTTAACACTCAAACCATCCACCAGATCAACAAACGACAACGCTTTTTCTAACTCATCTAGTTTGGTTTGTAGCCGCACATTCTGATTAGCAAAACTGTCACGCTGCTTACGCAAACGCAACAACTCACCATTGTTTTCCATCTCTAATGCTTCACCAATTTGATCTCCCAAACTCATCAGATTCCCTCTCTGTTACGCCAACGATTGATGGCTGTTCTACTCACTTCAATACTGTTGTTTGCCAATACTTGCGATAACACGGATGCCGAAATTGTTGGGTTACGCAAAGCGCACAATAGGTCTGCTCTGTCCTCGCCCTGTAATTCTTGTAACGCCAAATCAACTGTGGAATGTTTCCCACCCAAATTAACGGGCGTTGCCTCTATCTGCTCTAACAGTTTTCCCATAGCCACCTTCTCTGTGTTCGTCAATGTGTTTCTCTAACCGATCATCAACACGATTAACAGTCTTATGAATCATCTTCAACTGTGCTTGCACAACCTGATGATCTAAACGGTTCTCCACTCGTGCTTCCTTCGCTTCCTTCTTAAAGGCTTGCATAAAACCGACAATGATTCCACCAACGGTAGTGATCAATGCTACAGAAACAGCCGCCAGCCCCGTATCCACTTATGCACCTACCACCACTTGCGCAGGCTTATTCTCCACAAATACAGCCTTAATCTGCTCAGATGATTTCTTGCCATCAACCTCAACATGGAACCAATCGCCGTTCGGTGCGCCATGAACTGTCTCCTTGTCATACTTTTGCCAAGCCATATTGCGATCACACTTAGAAGCCCTGCCGTGTGGTGCAGGGAAATAATCAATGATCATTTCAATACCTAAAGCGTCAGCGTGCTTAACCAAATAATCCATCGCCTCCATCGCATACTTTCTTCCACCCTTAGCAACACCACGCTTACCGTCACCCATGTTGCGCCACGAAATATCTGCTGCCCTGCCAGTAGCGTGAACACTCAATGATTCTTTTCCACGCATATTGCGAACACCCCACGAACCGTTGTTCCAGAGCGCAGGACTGTAAGCCTTGAACAACTCTTTCATCAACGCAGTCAGTTGCGGATGTTCACCTGCTGCCGCACCATCTTTGTTCCCTGTGTACGGGCGTTTCATTTTGCTAACGCACGCTTCTTAGCGATCTTTGCTGGTGTAGCACCGAACGCTACATCAATTTCTTCGCTGGTCAGTTTGCCATCAACGCTTGCTTTCGCCAATGATTCAACAACTTTGAACACCGACACCGCACCTGCGATAGCAGCAGACTTCCAAACCTCTAACTCAGGTGCAATAACAGCAGCACCAGTGACTACTCCTAATGCGTTTGTGAGAAATAACGCAATGATTCTGCCTGCAATGTCTTGTGCTTTTTTCATTCTGTGTCACCTTTTTTGAGGAATGTTGCTAACGAATGTATCAGAACTGTTATGCAAGTGATAGCCAACGCCTGCCGCAAAGTAGTTCCCGAAAGGGTGAGCAGCACTAAACCTGTGCCAGCCCAAACCCAAACATTGTCAGTCAAATATTGTTTCATTATCTACGCCTTGCAGATGGTGGTGGCATTGCCACAAGAACTGTAGTGCCTGCGATAATCGTGCGTCTAACAGCAACAGAAACATTGGAATCAACAGGCACATACCCTGAGAAACCATCGTTGCCGAAAATGTTGATCTCATCTTCAAACGCTTCTTTGACTTCTTGTGGTACATCAGGATTGTTTAGGGCTTCCGCAATCGTTTCTGCTGCCGCCTCAGATAGTTGTGCTTCTTGAATCTCTGCGAACACCTGTGTTGCCTGATCGGAAGATAGGGCTGTTAGCACTTGAACATTTGTCAATAGTTCTGTTGCCTGTTCGGTAGATAAATCTGATTCCAACAATGTGTCCACAATCTCTGTTATCTGATCAGGTAACGCCCCATCCAAATCCTCTAGGGCTGCATCAAAATCTTCATCCGATAACTCCTCAGGCAGTTCTGTGCCGTCAGGGAAAAGTAAAGTTGTGGGGGTTGGCTCTACAGGTTCGGAAGTTTCCGAAGGCTCAGGAACGCTCTCAGGAGGCTCTGGTGGGCTTGTATCAGTGACAAACGGTAGGGTATCGGCTGGAGGATCAGTAGCGTTTGTGACCACTTCAGGCAGCGTGGTATCCACAACAGTTGTTTCAGGCGTAGGCTCAACGAATGTTGTTGATGTCGTTGTTCCTGTGGTGGGTTGCTGGACTACCTCTATGGGGCTGGTGGTCGTTGTGGTTGTTGATGTTGTGGATGAAGTCGTGGATGAAGAAGATGTTAAAGCCGCAAGCACCGTTGTCTGCACATAAGGAATGGTTGAACTAGATGTTGTGGTGGATGGGATCGTGGTCGTTGTTTCTACTGTTGTTGATACTGCTGTTGTCTCTATAGGCAAAGTTGTATCTGATACAGATGGTTCTGTTGTGAACGCAGAATCAGGCACAATCTCCCACTCGTTATCGTCAATCTTCCACGCCAACATCAAACAAGTGCCACCACCGTTCTCATACATCCAAACCTCTAGCGGAACACTTCCAGCCTGAAGCGTCAGGTTGCCTGACTGCCAAGCCGAACAACCCTGATCAGCCCATGATCCCCAAGTATTACCACCAATAGTTGCTTCACCGCCATCGTCAGAAGCCAACCAAAACTCAATCGTTTCATGTTCAGGTATCTCAATAAATCCTGTCATATGAACCATAAACAAATCGCCCGTACAGTTCTCAAACGGTTCGCCGTCATACGAACGGTTGATGTTGTTCTCTAACTCGGTACCGCATTCCTCATATTCGGTAGTGGACTGAACTGGCGGTATCTCATCAATCGTGTAATAAGTTGTGTCTAATCCTTGTATCGGTTCAGCATGGGTAACACTGCTAAACAACGCAAGTATTGCTACTGGCGCAAATATCAGCCAGCGTGAACCACGCACTTATTCCTCAACGGGAAATTGTGGTCTTGGTAATTCAATAAAGTCTTGTGTTGCCTCATTGTAAGTAAAACCAATATTAGCGTAAGTTTTGTTTTCTACATCAATAAATGTTTCAACCCAAGTACCCTGATAACGCTCAGGGTTTGCTTCTAAAAACTCACGCTCTACAACAGCAACATGCGTAACCACATTGTTTTCATCAATCTGTGCAAAATATTGTGCGCTCATACTTTGAACCTTACATAAGCGATGCCACTACCGCTAGTTGCAGGATTACCTAAATAGTATCCACCGCTACCACCACCGCTGTTTGCTGTGCCTGATGAAGCGTTGTTTGAACCAAACGCACCTGCGCCACCACCGCCAGTACCGCCAGTACCAGCAGAAGCAGACGCACCTCCGCCACCGCCACCACTTTTATATGTTGTAGTAGCAGCCTGACCCAAAAATGCCGATATGTCCAATCCTGCACCGCCGTTACCGCCAGCATTGCTTCCAGCAGCACCACCTACAGCACCACCACCACCACCACCGCCTCCCGAACCGTTGCCTGATGATAAGCCAGCACCACCTGCGTTGCCTTGACCAAAAAAAGATGAGCCAGCAGTAGTGTCGTATGCGGCACTACCGCCCGAACCTGAACCGCCATTACCCCAAACAGCATAAAAGCCGCCTACCTGAACATTTGACCCTCCACCAAAAGCAATAATATTTCCAACTCTTGAAGGATTGCCAACTTGACCTGCTCGTGAAATACCAGCACCAATAGTTACAGTTTGATTAGCAGAAAAATATGCTGTAGTTTCAAATATTCCACCACCACCACCACCTGCGGTTTGTCCAGCACCACCAGCACCAACAACCAAAACATCAAACAAACCAGCCTGTGTGACAGTCAAAGTTCCATCTGAAGTAAATGTGAGCAGCGTGTAGTTCTGACCGCTTACCGTAATTGAACTGCTAGTTCCACCTGTAGCGACACCGTAAGTAGTTGTGTAGCCAACGATTACTGGGTATGCGGAAATGTATCCTGTGTCACGAGTCCTAGGCATTACGCCCCCAACAACAGTTGCGCTTCATCAGCAGTAATACCAAGTTTGGTCAGTAACGCTTCACGAGCAACCTGCCTAGCGACTTGCGCTTCTGCTTCCGATTGCTCTGCCTGCAATGCCGATGATTTAGTTGCTTCCGCAATAGCAATTTCTTCTGCTGTCATCTCTCGGTCTATACCGCCATCATGAATTATTGCCATTATAACCACCCGTAAAGTTTGATAGTGCCAGTAAGGGTTCCTGTTGATGCTGTGAATAGCAGGCTGTCGTAAACTTGTGCGGTGGCATACAAATACAAACCGAATTGCATCCCTTGAGTAGCACCAGAATACTGACCCAAACTGTTCATTGGCGCAAAAGATTGCACTTTGCTAACAGACGGGTCAAAACAATCAAAACTGCCCTCATAGGCGGCTGGAGTTCCGTTGGTTGTCATAATTCTTGCAGAAGTTTCACCAGTAACATACCCGCCTGAGTAAACATTGCCTGTTGAGTTTTGTGCAATAGCCCTAGTGTAGTTAGCGGCAGTAATGGTGCTACCAGCACTACGCAACTGGAAAGCAAAACTAGTGTTCAACACATATTTGACCGTGTAATACTTGTAAGTGCTAGAAAAACTACCAGTCGTAAATTGTGCGGTAGCAGCAGCAGAAGGCGACAAAGTTTCAATAAGCACTACCGCAGACTGAATGCCTGTTGGTACAGCCTGTACTACTTGACCGCTTGTATATCCTGAAGGAATAGGCATAACTTAAACCGTAATCGCATTAACGAAGCCAGTAAGCAAAATCACATCAGCAGTACCAGCAAAAGCCTTCACCACTTTAGCGTTCTGCAAAATCAACCCTGGAATTATTGTTACCAAACCAGCCTCAGGCAAAACAGTTACTTCAATGTTTCCGTCAGCAGCAGTAGCAGTACCCCACTCAATCGTCAATTTGACTGACGATGCAGAAGTGTTCACCGCATAAATCCAAATCTCATCAAAAGTTCCAACCGTTGTACCAGCAACAGCAGTATGAACAGTCACGGTTGAACCCGTACCTGTACCAGTGACCTTGATTCCTAGACCGTCAGTTGAACCTGACAGTTTTTGTTTAGTAAATGTTGCCATCTGTTATCTCCTAAGAAAACACTTGAACTTGTAAAATGTCTGCGCCACCACCGATAGCAACCCAAGCACTACCGTTATACACTTCCACGCTTGCAGTATCAATCAGATAACTCATCATGCCTGAAGCCAAAACTGGTTCGCCAGCACCACCGAAAGCGGCTGTGCGTGCGGCGGCATTAGCGAAACGCATCACCGCCTGATCCATTAGGTATGTGTTTACTTGTGCGGCTGTAAGTACATCACCGCTTACAAAGAGTTTTGCGCCTGCGCCTGCCATAGTGCCTCCGAGTGTACTCTACTGTAAAGCGTTCGTGCTATCCATGACACCGAAAGTTGGATCATCCAAAATGAATGGGTACACCAAATCTGCTACAGCCAAACCGATTTCAATCCTGTGATCTGACGGGCTGATTGAGTGCTTTATAGATTCAATGCTGTAAGGCAAAGTGACGGAAGCAGGGCTGCCAGTTGGGTAGGTTCTGGTGATGTCAATAACATCAGCGATCTCCAAACTGGTTACATCTGCTTGCTGACCCAAATCCAAAAGGTTGTAGATCGTTTGCAGTTTGTCAAACCTATATACAGGTTCTTTGTATCGTGCCAAAAGATCAGAAGCCAAAGTGCTTGCGGCAGCATCATCCGCCAACAACAACCCTGACAGATTCAAAGTAGAAATACCGTACTCGGTTTGCGAAGCAGCATCGTTAGCAGTCTGATCTGTTCCACCCTCAACAGATGCAACCACTTTGTTGTATAGGAACTCTTGACCATACAAAACTTGTAGCCCCGTGTAAGGCAGATTGATTCCTACCTGATCGCTGAAGGTTGCTGAGACAGAAGCAAACGATGCTGACACACGATCCGTAAAAGTAATATCACCATCAGCAGCAACATAGAAATATCCTTGCTCAGCCAACGCCACATTCTGCAGATAAGAAAGAACATTGGTGTTCGCAGCAATATCAAAGGTTGCGCCACCACCCAAAGTTGCTGTACCAGCATCAATGTTACGGGTCGCAGGGTAAGCCACTTCAGGCAAATCAAGAATTGTTGTTACTCGTGTGCCAGACAACTCTGCTGACGGTGTAATTGGATTGCCGATAAAAGTGTTTGCCAATAGCACGAAGTCATCTGCTGCTGTAATAACAACGGTTGAGTTATCTATAGACGCTGTTGATCGTTGCGGATTATAGACAACATCAATATCGGTGATGCGCCCAATAAACAAAGGAACACCATTGGATTTGATGGTTACCTTACGGCGTGGTGTTACACCAGATTTGTTTGTTGCAGGATTCCAATAGGGTGAATCTTCGTTGATCGGATCAAAGCGGCGATCATTGTTTAGCAAAGTGATTGTTGCTGTGCCAGCGTTAAAGGTTTGCAACTGGTCAGAACGCCCACGACTAATAGATATTTCTTGCACATATTCGGCAACATCGTCACCAAGTAGAGTTCCATCAAGTGCATTGGAATCCAAAACACCTAAACCAACATCATCAAGAGTGAATGGGTTTACAGGAAACCCAAGTTCCATAATCACTTGGATCTCTTCACCCCAAGCCATCGTTGTAGCCATTACGCCACCTTCAACGGTAAAGCACCATTCCTACGGTTGTAGCGTTGCAACACATTTACAATCTCATCACCGACAGCAGCCGCATCCGTACCGATACCAGCGTTGATAGTGATGTTAATTGTTTGACCACCGAACTCACCCAAACGATCAAGAGGAATAATTGCCTCGCTGCCAGCCTCACCGACCAATCCCATCATCGGACTAGTAACAACACCGCCATCAGCGAACGCTGTGAATCCACTTGGAAAAATATTTGAGAAATCAATAGCAGCAAAGTTTGCTTCAACTTGTGCCTGTGTCAAACCGAAAGCATTAGTTCCACCTGCGCCTGTATAAGCAAACTGATCAAGACCAAAGCCGCCACCAGTAACGGGTGCATTTGCAGCAGCCTCAGCAGCAGAAGCATCCGAAGGTTTCACACCTTTCTTTGCAGCAGTAGCCTCTTCCTGCGCTTTCGTAAGTGCATCCAACGCATCTTTTTGCCGTTCATACGCAGCAGTTTGTTGATCCGTTGCATCTCGTTCCGCAATCTGCGCATCCTTTAACGCTTTAGCAGCCTCCAAATATGTGTCACTTGATTCCGATGCACCATTAATTGCTTCTTGTAACAACAGTTGTGCTGTGGCAAGTTCATTCGTGGCATCTGTTTGCGAATCGGTTGCATCAGCAACAGATAACTTTGCTTCAGCCAAACTAATTTCTGCTTCACGAATCGCTTGTGCAGATGATTCAGGATCGGCACGCAATTTCGCCAACTCTGCTTCAGCATTAGAAACAGCAAACACTGCGCCTTCAACATCATAATTGGAACGCTCAACACCACGCTGCGCTTTATCCAATTCCTTCTGACGATCCTTAGCCTGCTTACTTCCAGCACCATAACCTTTCAAGACCTGATTCATGTATGCCTGTGCGTCAGCAAGTTTTGTTTTTGCTTCCAACAAATCGGTATCGGCTTTCAATACACCTTTTTGTGAATCACGATATGAACGCTGTGCTTGTGTCAAACCCTTCAACTTGTCAATATATTTCTGTAGTTTCTCGCCAGCAGTTTCAACTGCTTTTGCAGCACCACCAGTACCACCGCCACCACCTTCACCACCTGCTTCAGTTCCAACTTTTTTCAACGCTGCAGCAATCTTATTTAACCCACCTTCTTTGGCTGCCATGCCACCAGCAACTTCAGCAACAGAACCGATTTGTTTGCGTGCACCTTCAGCAGCAGAACCGATACGCCCGAACTCAACTTCACCAATCTTGCCAATTTCTTCCAAACCAGCACCAAACAGGTTTGCACCCTTAATCAAAAAATTGATTCCCGTAATAATTGCGTTGATGATTCTGACCCAAGCATTCAGCCAATTTTCAATCAAACCAATAATGAAATTGATCACCGCATTAACAACCTTACGGAAACCTTCAAACTTTAGATATGCGGCAACAACAGCAGCACCCAAAACAATCAGAATAGCGACAACACGACCTATCGGATTATTTAGCAACGCCACATTAAACAAGTTTTGTGCGATAGCGGCAGCGATAGCCACACCCTTAAACGCAATGAACGCCGTAGTCAAACCTAGAAGGATGTTGCCGAAAGTACCCATGTTTGTTGTCATGTTTACAAAATCGCCTGCCAAAAGTTTGATGGCAGCACCAACACCTTGTTCGCCAAGAACATCAGCAAGATTTTCCAAATACGGAACAACCTTGTTAGTAACAAATGTTGCAAACTTTTCTATGTAAGGAATAAGAAGTGCGCCGAATCGTTCAGAAACATTTTCTATAGCCACACGCATAATGTCAAAACCTGTAGCAGTAGCCGCCGCAGTACCACCAACCTGCGATTCAACCTCGGCAAGAATTAACTTCTGTGCGCCCAACACATCACCAGACTGCACCAAAGTTTTAATCTGTTCCTTCTGTGCATCAGTGAAGTTAATACCAGCCCTACGCAAAGCAGTAATACCCTTTTCAGGATCGCTCAACGCTTTACCCAACTGCATCGCTGCAGCCTGAGAAGAACCAAACACATTACCCAAGTCCTGTGCCAAAATAACAGCCTGATCAAAAATGTTGTTATTTACACCAACCTGATTTTGTATCTGCTTAAAAGTGAGCAGCAAGTTTGCTGAAGATTGAATCAACTCATCATCAACACCGATCTGCATAGACAACTTTGATGACAGATCACTAACCTGTTTAGCCGTAACGCCAGCGGCACCACCTGTCGCTTTAATAATGGCTTCTGTTTGTGCCATAACTTTTTGTGCGTCATACGCTGCGGTGGCAAGTTTGTATCCGATAGCACCAGCGGCAAGAGCAACACCAGCAGCAACTTTTCCAACACTTGCAAGAGTGTTGCTCAACCCTTTGTCAAGGGTGCGTAAACCAAATGTTGCCTTATTGCCTGCGCCCTCTAACTTTTGGAAATCTTTTACAGCCCTCTGAATTCCTTTGCTGTCAAAGGTAGAGACAATGTTTACGCCAACTGCCATGATGCTATCCGTTCAATCGTTTCTGCACTTCACCATCAATCTTGCGAATTGAAATCTCAATAGCCTTTTCAATTAATGGCAGATTCTTTTCCGTGAAAGGATACATGATGCGTGAACGAGTGTTTCCACCACCCTTAGATTTAATGCGTAAATGTTTGTCAAGATTAGAAACAAACTTCTGTCCAGCAGTAGCCATAGAACCCTGACCACCTTTGGTCACAGAACCAGCCGAGTCATAAACTTGACCGCCAGCATCCATCTGTTGAATACGAATCAAACCATGCTGATTCATGCCTCTTGGGCGTTTCGTACTTACCGCAACCTTGACTTTTCTTTTAGCGGCACTGCCGTTATATGGAGGGAGTTTTGATGCCCCTCTACGCTCTCCTGTGGTGTGCCAGTTCCTTAGAGGCTCATCAGGGAAAGCATTGCCGACAGCAGACGCAAGAGGTTGTGCAGATGTTTTTAGATCGTCAGTAATAGTTTTGTACGCCTGCTTTTCATACTTGCGCAACTCTGCAAGTGTTTCACGAACACCATGAACATCAACTTTGATTCCCATAGGTGAAGATGCTACTACCGTTTGCGTTTAGCGTTTTCGTTCCGTTTCGCCAAAACATTAAACATCGTTTGAATCATCTCTTCTGATTCCTGCACCAGCAACGAAGGTGCAATACCTGTTTCTATAGCAAGGAACGCTATAGCCCAATGCGCAGAATCAGAATCTAACTTTCTTTTGGGTCTGCACCCACAATCGGTTCATCTTCACGAATCTCAACATTCGTAACAGTGTTAATCCAATCAGGATCAAACTTCAAACTAGTTTTGCGGCAACGAGTTTCGCTGTGCCATGCCAGCCAAGCCAAATCTGTTAAACGAATCTCGGTTTCAAAGCGTGCAACACTTCGTGACCATGTGCGCTCAAACGCAACAAAGTCAGCGAACACTGCATCAACAGGCGTTTTCGTACCGTCATTGAACTCAACTTGTAAAGCAATTTTCATTGCGATCTCCTTCTAACTAATTGATTTATTTAGGCAGTTGTTTTAACTAGCGTGCCACCAGCAAATGAAAGCGAAGTCATAGCCAATTCACCAACGGCTGCTGCAACTGGTGTATGACTAGCAAGATATGTGCCAGTCACAGTGTAAAGCGGATTGGTTGCACTAGTTGCCTGAGAACCTGGGCGAACCGTTACAGTTGTCTGCTGTCCGACCAATGGGAAAATTGTTGCTTCAACTTCTGCTGCTGCGAAATCTTGCATGAACTCAACTTCAATAGCAATGTTCTGCAATCCGCCAACGAACGAACGATTGCCGCCGAACGCAGTTGCTTCTACAGCCTCAATTTCGTAAGTGAGTGTAACGCTGTTTGCCCTATCGGAAAGCACCACACCATTGACGGTGATATCAGCATTTGTGAGAACGATTGCAGCCATGATTATTTGTCCGTTTCTTCCATGATTTCTTTTTTAACTTTAGAACTGATCTCTGCAAGATGACCTGCTTCAACCGCTGCTTCAATGTTACACCCAACGAGTGCATCGCTGTCTAGCGTCTTGCCCATTTCACCAAAAACAAATCTGTTGCTCATAACTTTATATGTGGTCATAGTTTTCCTTTATGCGTGAACTGTAACAGAAACCTGTATTTGTAGAAACTCTGCATCAGCAGAACTGAGGCTTGAAATATCTGCACCTGATGGTACTACCAAAGTTTGTGCTACGCCACCAAGAGTCGTATCGCCTTCCAAAGCGGCACGAATACTTTTTGTTCCAGAGTAGGAAAGGAAATCATCTAACAATGCGTGCGCTGTACGGTCAAGATATCTGCCGACAATAACGCTGATAGTCCAGTTCATTGTTACATCTCCGCCACCGAAAGCCCTGTGATATTCAATAGAGTTCAACACAGGGAAAGCAATAGGTGGGTTCAGTTGCTCAGGTTGGTAGGTGTAGGTGCGTAGTCCTGTGATCGTTCCTAAGCGTGCTGCAAGCCCCGTAGCGACTTGTGAAACGGTTGCAGGCATTAGGCAATACCAAACATTTTGTATGGCGATAGAAGATCACGAACATCAGGGTCAATAGCCCGAACGGTGATTGCCATATCAGCGAAACCGACAACACCAAGAGCAGCGTTAAGACGAGCGAACTGGCGCATAGCAAGCAGAACACAGGCTTGGTTTACATCATCGGGGATGGCGTTCCAACCCCATTGGGCTGTGACCTGAACGGTAGGGAAAGAAGGTGTTACGAACAGTGGGAATGTTGCACCGCCAACCATACGGGCGTTCAAATATGGGCGTGACTGTAAAACAACATCTGTAGGTTCAAGCAAATAATCAACACCTTGTGTCAAAGTAGTGGCATAAGTTCCGTTGGCTGCTGTGTCCACTTTGATCGTTATAGAGTTAGTGGCAACATCAGCAGGGAAGAACAGCAAATATTCGTTATATGGATACATCGTGATTGCTGTTTGGCTGGTCTTGTAAAAGAACCTGCCCGTGTAACCATCAATGCGCCGTGACGCAGATTCAATAGCGTTCTCCAACAAAGTGTCATCCACATTGTCTGTAAGCCGCAACGCAGCCTTCACCTCTGCCAGCGTGCAATAACCGTTCGTTATAGCCACAGTTATCCCTTACGCTTCTTTGCTGCCTTCACAACAGCACGCTCAACAACAGGCTCAACAGAAGCAGTCTCAACTTCATCGCTCATATATTTGTGATCAAAACCAACTTCACGCAACGCAGCATCAACCGCTTTAACACGATCCTTCAACCCTCTGCGTTCGTAACCTGCACGCTCAACCAATAATGCTTCAACATGATTTTTCATTAGAACTCCGAAAATAGAAAAGGGTTGGTGACACCCCGAAGGATACCACCAACCCTTTCACAAGTTGATTAACAAACAACCTTAGAAGGTTGGTGTTACCAATCCAGTTCCTCCGATGAGGGAGAAAGCATTTGGGTAACGGTTGGCGGTGAACGCACTGTAACCATAAACAATCATGGTCACATCAAGTTCAGAAGCCTTTGGTTGCTCAAAGCGCAACATCATTGGCTCACCAGCACCCTGTTCAAACAAGTGTGCTTCTTGAGTGTTGCCCAAGATAATCACATCTTCGTTTGCACCAGCACCGTTTGTCGTGATGACATTGGCATCCGTGATAACTGGCAGACCCATAATGGTGTAGCCACTATTGCCGTACACAGGTGCGCCATTGCCTGAAGCAATCGCAGGCTGACCGTTGAAGTTAGGCACTGGCACAGCCAATGGTCGCTTCTGATCGTCAAGTGCAGCCAAGATAAATGCCAAGCGGCGTGGGTGCATCAAGATGAAGTTCGGGCCAGCGAAGAAGTTGGTTTGAATACGCTGAATAGCGTCAGCCAACTTTGGATACAACTCTGCAACGGTTGGTGATGCATCGGTGTAGGTCACAACTTGTGTGATTGTGTTCGTCAGCGAAGTTGCTGAGGTAGTAACAAACAACGAATCCAAGTTTGTGTGGTAAGCAGCAACAAGATCAGCCATTACTAGCGAATCAATGTTTGTGCCACGCTCAATCGCTTGGCGTGAAACATTCTGCTGACCAGCAACAGTGACAACCGAAACATCAAGTTTCGTATCATCCATGTTGGTTTCCGAAACTGCTGCACCTTCAGTTTGAACTGCAGTGCTTGAACCAGTCGTTACCTTGCTGATGCTGATAACCAAACCAGAATCAGGAAGTTGATGCTTGCGAGCCACTTCTAAGAACGGGCGACCTGCACGAGCGAACGGTGCAGCCAATTCTGTGAGGAACTGAGGAACAACCAAACCAGCAAAGTTTGCGCTGGTTACATCACGGCGTTCGATCTTTTCTTCGTTCATGTGGCGTGCTAGACGCTCTTTGGCTGCGAAGTCGTTGTTGAACTGTGCGGAGTATGCGTCAGCGATAAACGAAGTTTCAGCCTTTGGGCTGTAAGTGCGTGCTTCTGACTTAACTACTGATGGTGCAACTGCTGCATCAAACTTCTTTTCCTTGCGAAGTTCTGCTGCATCAGCCGAACGCTTTTCAAGTTCGGTGTGATTTTTGATTTGCTCATCCAATGAACGAACCTCGTCAAGCGATGCGGCAATTTCTGCATCCTGCTCTGGTGAGAGTTCACGGGCTTCTGCCTGTGCTGCTTCAACAATGGCTTCTGCCTTTGCTAGTGAAGCATCACGCTTTTCAATAAGGGTTTTGGAAAATGACATTATGACCTCCTGTGGTCACTAGTTGTTTATGTTTCTTTCTCAGTGTCAGGAGATCAGTGACCCGTTCTAGGGTCGGCTGTCTAACGGCTGCGAAGTTTCTGCAATGCAACCTGATTTTTTCTCAGGCTCAAAGTAGAAACTGATGCCACAGTAACAGGAATATTTTGGCTGCGCAACTCAGCAACAGTTTGCTCATACGCAGGGAAGGTAACAACGCTTACATCAAACAGTTGTACTTCACGAAGTTCACGAACCGAACGATCTGTGTTCCAGTTGTCTTTGATAGTACGGAACGCAAAACTCATTTGGGATAGATCGCCACGCTTCATAGCAGACATGATTCGTGCAGCATCAGGGTTCATTGGGTCAAGTTCTGCTTCTACTCGCAGTCCACGCTCATCTTCTTCTAAAGCCAATGTGCCACTCTTAGAACGGGCAAGTGGTACGCCTTCATGGTCAATCAGCAGGCGAACATCTGCACCGTCATTCAAAGTTTTGCTGAACGCACCACGCTTAACATATTCAATGAATGGCATCGGTTCTGATGGGGAATCAAACAATGCTGCATATCCAACAAGTGTGTTGCCGTTGCCTTCCGCACGAACTTCAAGATTGCTGTACGCAATCGTGCGCTTCTCGTCTAACGGTTTCGCAATCCAGTTACATATTTCGCTCATAGTGACTCCACTGTATATGGTTTTATTTGTCTTTGTTATCGGAAGAATACTTAGGATGTTCAGTCTTTAACAGATCGTTGTCTTGAACATAGTTTTTGTTTTCAGGTGAACCAGTCCTGCAAAGGTAAAGGAACGCATTTACTCTAGCCATAGCCCATTGCGCCCTAGCCATTCCTGGTCTATGAGATGTGGAAAACGCACCTGCTCCACGCCGATACACAGCCTTCAAAGCACCCATCGTTGTCTTAGTCCAATCAGGGCGACCATCTTCGGTCATCTTTTCGTTGTGTTCGGTAAGTTTGTTTTGTAACGATTTTTCTGTTGCTTCACTAATTTTGATTCCACCAGTTTTGTCGGCTGCTGAACCTGAAGGGTTTTCATCGCTGCCTTTGATTTGATCTTTTAGTGGTGCAGGTGCTCGTTCTTCATCGCCGTCTAGTTGTGCCACGATTCTTTCAGCGTATGCTTGCGCCCGTCTTGCAGATGACTTGCTAGAACCACCACCCCAAAGAAGCATTGCTACTAGCCCTGCGGTGATTTCGTCACCTTGCACAGCGTCAAGATCAACAATGTGTCGTGCAATCCAAGGCGATATCTTTCGCCACTTTGCTTCCGTTACTGTACCTGAAGCCATCTTTCGTGCATCTTCTACAGTTTGTGGAACTAGTCCGTCACCTGATAATCCCTGTTCGTGTAACGCTAAACCACGCTTTGCTGAAGCACGCATAAACGCTGGCGCAGATAAATCAACTGCACGATACTCGGAAACCTCAACCATTTCCTCTGGCTCATCTTGTAACTCATCTTCCATTTCTTCATCAGATTCATATGATGCTTTCGCTTGCATCAAAATCATGATTGCTGAATCAATAAACGCAACTAGTTCATCATTCCGTTTGTCCATCTTGCGCTGACCAACTTCACCTGCTGGTTCCATTCCTTCAGCCAACGACTGTGCCACCATGCGATCAATGGCATCTTGCTTTGTGTCATAGCAGGCAAGCGTTGTTGCTGATCCGTCTGATTCAATCTTTACTGCAGCCCAATTAGAACAATCGGATTGGTTCTCTGATATTCCGTAAGGCATAGATCAATCCAAATCTGGAGTTAAAACAGTAATAATGTTTGTTGAACTAGCAACAATTCCAAAAAGTCTTTCGTTCGTTGGAACAAAAATATCTTGCGATTCATCATTTCCTAAATGAAATCCGTTTCCTGTTGAAACATCTGCGCCACCTAAATAGATTTTTGCGCCACCGCCGTTGTGAACATAAACCGTTCTCGGAATATTGTCTGCAGGCAAAATCAAAGTTGGTGAAGTTGTAACTGTCACTGCTTTAGAAATCATGATTACCTTTCAGGTGGGATTGCATCAGTACCCAATGTTGGCAAGTCTCCACCAACAACACCAGCGATAGGTGCGCCAGCAATACCCATGATGAACTGATCTCCGCCTTCATACGGTTCACGATTCTCAATTTGGCGAGCCTCATTAGGTGTAAGCGTTCCAGCCATGATCTGTGTTTGCTGCGCACGAACTCTTGTACCAAGATCGGCACGCAAAAACTCTTCAGGATTAAATCGTACCGATTCACCATAAGGCAACATTTCGCTGAACGCAGATTCTAAACGGCGAACCCAACCAAGCAGCGTGTACTTGAAGAAAGCCGAACCCAATGCCTCAATATTCTGATAGGTCTGTGAGTCGCCACCAGTGCCAAGAATTAGATGCAATGGGATGCGATAAACACGAGCAATGTCACGGATGATTGATTCTTTATGTTCCAACATTTGCATATCGGCAGCACTCGTTGTTACTGAACGCCACTTCAATCCGCCTTGTAACACGGCAGGTTTGCGATGCTTATAGTGTGCTTCTTCCCAGTTGTCACGAATCTGTTTCGCTTGCTCGGGTGTTATTGATTGATCTGTTTCAAGAACTGATGATGGTGTTGCGCCTTCACCGTAGAACTGTGCAAGGAAACGATCCATTGCCAAACCCATACCAACTGTGTTGCGCATAGTTTCCAACGGGCTGATGCCACGCAACTGATTCGGCAAGATAGCCCAATAGATAGCACGAACATCTTTGCTGGAGTATTGCACTTTGCCTAGATCATAAATAAGTTCACCTGTATCTGTCGTCACGATTCCTTTGACGGAGTGGGGGTGAATATTGCGCATTTCAACGGGAAGTCCGTCTGCACCTTTTGGCGCATAGATGTAGGCAGTACCATGTAATGCAAGAGTGAGCATTGTTTGATGCACGAACTCAAACATATTTTGGTGGTCGTTTGGTTGTTCAAAGACTGATGGTGTTGGTAGTCGTTCAATTCTGTTTGCTCTCTTGCGCACTAGTTCTACTGGCATTGATGCAATGGAATCAGCAAGGATAGTTACTGATGAAAGAACTGCGCTCTGTGCAAGCGCTGTAATTTCTGTGACTACTTCACCTGACCAGTTATTAAAAAATGGGCGTGCGGTTATCTGATAGGGGTCAATGCTTGTAGGCAAAGCACGCTGCTCAGTCCGTTTCCATAAACTCATGCCGCTAAGCCTCCACCAATAATCATCAGAACGCCTGCAACAATAACACCTAACGCAACATTAAATGAGCCGACACCGACAGCAATACAAATGCCGCCAGCAATTTCTATCACAGTGGTTGCTATTGCTTTTTTGTTCATGACCAAATATCCAATACTGTTGCGGCTGTTGGTGTGACAGGTTTTGTTGTTGCCCGATCTAACGCTATAACCATAGCAATACAGGCATCAATTTTTCGTTTAGATTTGCCTTTAGATAAACGCCAACCTGTGTCGGTCATTCGTTGTGCAGCAGATAGCACTTGATCAGTGAATGTAGGTGAGCCATCGTGGGCGACTTTACGGTTCACAATCATTTCGTAGGCGTTACCGCAAGCAGGAATCATGCGTGCGCCCGACTGCGGAAACTCCACCATTGGTAGCCCGTCATCAGATAAGGCTTCTGCGCTGCGTTGAAAATAGGCAGGGTCAAAAGCAAACTCCTGTACCTGAAACTTGTTGTGCAGTTCACGCAAATAATGTTCCACCGCTACAACATCAACTCCTTCTAGTTCGGGCTGCCAAATCTTTGACCGAACAACAACCCGATCTGCTTGCGGCTGAGCAACACAAACAGCAATCGTGTCATGTTTCAACGCCATATCAATCCCAACCCACACAGGAAGATCAGGATCAAACTGCAAATCAGAAACACATTGTTCCCACGCACCAACAGGCAACCAAGATTCCTGTGAACGCACCCACTGATTTAATCGCCAGCGACGCATACCCATCTCAGAAGTTTGTTTAACTGCCACAGCCAAATCCTCGGGGTCAAGCAAACCTTCAGCCAAGTTCGGATTAGAAACCTGCCACGCTTTACGATCATCAACCTTGCAATCCTCAGGTGCTTCCCACCACCAAAAACCAAACTGGTCATCATCAACTTCACCTGAAGCAACCTGTTTTCCGTACTGATACAACTTCCCTGCTAAAGAATCCAAGTCATAACCAGCAGTAGTGATACTTACTGTTAACGGTTCTATTCTTGCGCCTGAACCTAAAGTCATCTGATCGTAAAGATCACTATTGTTTTGCCCCCACAATTCGTCAAACAAAACTAGGGAAGGGTTTAGTCCAGCCTGCCCTTTGAAATCTGATGACAGCACACGGAACACAGAACCGAAGCGTGGCATCTCAATAGCATCCCGATACACCTTTGACTCTGCCGCCAACAATGGACTATTAACAATCTGCTGTTTTGCTTCATTAAAAATAATTCGTGCCTGCTGCCTGTCGTTCGCTACCGCATACACCTCTGAACCTGATTCTCCTGCGATCATCCCGTACACACCAACAGCAGACATCATTAAAGACTTTCCCTGCTTGCGTGGCAAACCGATTAGAGCACGCCGATAACGAAGCCTGCCTGTTACATCGTTGCGCTCATATAAAGAACGCAGCAGCCACTTCTGCCAGTTAGTAAACACCAGCGGTTCGCCCGAACGGAAACCTTTTAGAACATTAAAATAGTTTTCGGCAAACGAAATGATTTCATCGCCATCAGTTGATTTATTTTTTCTTGCTGTATAAAACGCTGGCTGCCACTTAGCGTTGGGCAGAACGCTTTTCGGCAATGCGTTTGTGGAGATCGCTGAACTCATGCTTTGTAACTTCTCCCGTTCCTAACATCCCTCGCTCTGACGGTGTGAATCCTATCTGACCCAACAGCGTAATGATTTGACGATCAACTTCACGCAAGGCTCTACGCTCACGCCACAACGCCTGATCAGCCTGCAACATAATGCGAAGCCGTGTTCGTTCCTCAGTTGCCTCACACAACATCAACACCAGTTCGGTATCCATGTTTTGTTTTAACCATCCTGCACCTGATTGCCAAACCTGATTCCACAAGCGAACACCACCAGCACCTAACGGGCGGTGCGGCTCGGGGATATGGGATGAAGGAAGCCCAATGATTTCGGCGGATTGAACTACAGGCAGTTTTCTTCCTGACGGATTACCGATGCGCTGTTTGCGTTCAACAGGTTTCCTGTTATGACCGCCGCTACCTTTACCGCCCATGTTGAATCGTTCCTTGTATTTTCATCAGATAGATAGTGTTACACAAAACAAATGGGGTGTGCCTCCCCGATCAGTAGGAAGCACACCCCACAGGGGAATATTAAATATATCTTTCACAGTGAAATCAGCCTGTACTTTTGTTTCGGCTTTTTCCCTTCCCCAAAAAACTAGTTTTGCTGCTCGTACACACAAAGAGG